CGGCGCTGGGCGGTGTATTGACGTTCCTGGTGGGCATTGGTGCTGAGAAATTCGGCATGGGCGGCGGGCTGTCCTACGCCGTGGCTGGCTCTGTCGGCGTTCTTGGCGTTGATCAGGTTCGCAAGTGGGCCAGCAGCTGGGGGAATCGCAAGGTGGAAACGCTGTGAGAAAGCCACCGCCCTGGGTAAGCATCCTGATCGTCCTGCTGGCCTACGCCATTGCAGGGCATGTCACTCAACCGGCTGGCCCCGATGCCAGCCCCGTTACGCGTAACGAGGCGTTCCGATGAGCAAGAAATCGTATGTGGTTTTTCAGTCGTGCGGGGGCAGTCACATCGTGAAAGATGTTGATGAATACTCCGTCGATGGTGGCAGGGTTCATTTCTATTCTGACGAGACCCGGATTGCTTATTTCACCGGTGTCAGTGCGGTGCTGGTGCAGCCTGCGCTTGAGCCTGTACCGGGAAATGTTGAGGCGTACCGCTCCCCCAAGGTTGAGCTTTCGTCGCCTGCATTCGTTGGGGAGGCCATGTTGAGCGGCACTGTTGTTATCAACGTCTACTGCGACGGTAACGTGCCCGCGAAGGTGGTTGCTGACACTGTGGCATCGGCAATCAACACTGTTCATGGCGTGGTTTGAGCCATGAACATGCCCCCGGAGTATTGGCAGATGAAGGGTCTAGCCACCCAGATGCCACCTGAAAAACAAGCGGAAGTTGAGCAGGCGCGCATAGACATCTTGGCGATTGTCGACCGCTCGGATGTGGCCTTCATGGGGCTGTGCTTGGCAGTCGCTGAGTTTCAAGCCAAGCAGAAGTAGCAGGAGGCGGCATGTTCAGGATCACTACCGAAGGCGCCGCCGAACTCAAGCGTGCGATGAGCGACATCGAGAAGCGGCAGCTGCCGTTTGCCACCGCTCTGGCCCTGACGCGAACTGCCAGCAAGGTGGAGCGCGCCGAGGTCGCGGAAATGAGCCGTGTGTTTGACCGGCCGACCCGCTTCACCCTCAACAGTCTGTTTGTCCGGCCCGCCAAAAAGGGCAGGCTGGAGGCAAGGGTGTGGGTCAAGGACTATGCGTCAAAGGCTGACGCTCCGACGCGCTGGCTGCTGCCTGAAGTCGAGGGCGGCGACCGAAACCAGAAGCGCAGCGAGAAGCTATTAGGCGCTCGGGGCATCCTGTCCTCGGGTCGCTTCCTGATGCCTGGCAATGACATGCCGTTGGATAGCAGCGGCAACGTCAGTCGGGGTCGCATGCAGAAAGTGTTGTCAGGTCTCGGCGCGCAGGGCGACAAGCATGCGAACAGCACCGACAGCAAACGCAGCATCGGCAATCAACGGCGGTTCTTTGTGATGGGGCGAGGCGCCAATGCCTTGGGCATCGCTGAGCGCACCGGCAAGGGCAAGCTCAAGTGGATGCTGGCATTCGGCAAGAAGCCGACTTATCGGGATCGGTTCGACTTCTACGGTGTCGCGGACCGCACGGCACGGCGGCACCTGCCCACCGAGCTGGGGAAGGCGCTGCGAGAGGCCGTGCTGAACGCGAAGTGATGGATTTTTGGTCAGGAATCAGCCAGATGCGAACGATTCTCAGGCAAAAGGTACTCCCGGGCCCCACCGGCCTAGGGGGTAATTCGAGGCCCGTTCTTTCGCTACATATGACCCTTTTTTGATTTGAGGTTGTTGTTTAGTCATGGCTACCAAATCAATTGCCCAGCAGCCTGGCTGGCTGAACAAGTCGAGGATGGCTGCAAGCCTGGATATTTCGGTGCAGGCCTTTGACAAATGGGGCGTTAAGCCAGTTGCCAAGATCGGCCGCGAGACTTTCTACGACGCGAAATCGGTGCTCGATAACCGGCTGAAACATCAGGGCTCGAAAGACCAACCTGTTGATGACAACGGCGAACCCATCGATCCGCTCATTGAATACAAGTTGCAGCAAGAGCGATTGCGCCTGACCAAAGCCCAAGCGGATGGGCAGGAGTTGCGCAATCGGGTCAAGGAACGGCAGTTGGTTCCGACCGATTTTTGCACCTTCGCAATCACCCGGCTGTGCTCAATGCTCGGCTCGGCACTGGACACCATCCACGTCAAGGTCAAGAGAAAGCAGCCAGACATTGAGGTGCGCTTTCTGGAGGCCATCGAGCGCGAGGTGTCCGTTACGCGTAACGAAGCGGCCGCACTGGCCGACACCTTGCCGGAGCTGCTGAATGAGTTCTTTACCGCCTTGGATGAGGGGGCTGATTGACTGTGCCCGCAAGGGGTTAAAGGGACTCTACAAGGAGCCGCCGCTAACGCTGGTGGAATGGGCGGATGGTTTTTTCTATCTGTCCTCCGAATCGTCTTATCAGGAAGGCCGCTGGAAAACCGCGTCGTTCCAGATCGCAATCATGAACGCGATGGGCAACGACCTGATCCGCGTTTGTAACGTGCTGAAGTCGGCCCGGGTCGGCTATACGAAAATGCTGGTGGCGAACAAGGGCTACAAGATCCAGCACAAGAAACGAAACGTCCTGTCCTGGTGCCCGACTGACACCGCGTCGGATGCCATGATGAAACGCCACGTTGAAACGATGATCCGTGACGTACCAGTGGTAAAGGCGCTGGCTCCGTGGTTCGGGCGAAAGCACCGGGACAACACCCTGGACGAAAAGCGTTTTGATAACGGGAAAATGCTGTGGTGCCTGGGCGGTACTGCGGCGCAGAACTACCGGGAAAAAAGCGCGGACGAGGTGATTTACGACGAGCTTTCGAAGTTCGATGCGGACATTGAAGGCGAGGGCGCTCCGACCTTTCTGGGCGACAAGCGTCTTGAGGGTGCCACCTTTCCGAAGTCCATCCGTGGATCTACACCCGGCACCATCGAGCCCGGTTCGGACGATGAGGAATCGACCGGCGAGGGGTGCCAGATCAGCCGCGCCGCCGATGAGTCGCCGCACCTTCTGCGGTTCAACATCAAATGCCCGTGCTGCGGCACTGAACAGTTTTTGAAGTGGGGCGGCCCCGAAACCGCGTTCGGTATCAAGTGGCGCGTAGATGGATACGGTCAGGTCGAAAAAGCTTGGTATCTGTGCGAGTCGGGCAACGGCTGCACGTTCGAATACCACGAAATGATCATTGCTTCTGTGACCGGCCGCTACATCTGCGAGCGCTCGGGGATCTGGACTCGCGACAGCATGGAATGGTTTTCCAGCGATGACGAACCGATCCGCACCCCCCAGTCGGTCACGTTCCACATCTGGACGGCCTATTCAGAGTTTGTGACCTGGGCGCAGGTGGTCAGCGACTGGCTCAAGGTCGGCAAGGACCGGGGCAAGCTCAAGACGTTTGTAAACACCACCCTCGGCGAAGCGTGGGTGGAAGATCAAAGCGAACAGCTCGACTGGCAAGTGCTCAACGCGCGGCGCCTGCGTTACACCGAAGTGCCCGCCCGAGGTCTGGTGCTGGTGGGTGGCATCGATACGCAAGACGACCGTTACGAGGGTCGGGTCTGGGCCTATGGCGCCGGTGAAGAATCATGGCTGATTCATCGCTGGGTGCTCACGGGTGACCCGGCCAGCGTCGAGCTGCGCAAGAAGGTCGGGCAGGAAATTCGCAGGCAGTTCAAGCGGGCGGACGGCACGCTGATGCGCGTCGAGCGTTGGTGCTGGGACTCCGGCGGCCACTACTCGGATGAGGTGCGCAAAGAGAGCAAGAAGCACGGCGTCACTTGGGTGATTCCGATCTTCGGTGCGTCGACCTACGGCAAGAAGATTGCCAATTTCCCCAAGAAGAAAACCAAGGATGACCGGGTTTATCTGACGGAAGTCGGCACCGACAACGCCAAGGAGCTGCTGTACAGCCGCCTGAAAATCGAGCCTGACGCAGATCGCCCGGTGCCGGGCTGCATACACCTGCCGCTGAATGATCAGGTGTGTGACGAAGACGAAATGCGGCAGCTGACCAGTGAGCGAAAGGCGTGGGTGATCGTCAAGGGTCGCCGCGTCCAGCGTTGGGAAAACAAGAAACGCCGTAACGAAGCCCTCGACTGCGCTGTGTACGCGCTGGCCGCCTTGCGGATCAGTCAGGAGCGGTTCGGGCTGGATTTAGACCGGCTGGCTATGGATGCGCAATTTGATCCAAGCACCGGCGCATGGGAAGTGCCCGACGCGCCGGAACCGGAGCATGAATCCGAGGCAGAACCCGAGCCTGTTAGGCAGGCGCAACCCCCATCACCTCAACCCGCCGCCGATTCTGGTGGCTGGGTCAACGTGGAAAATAACGGATGGCTATAACCCCGCAGGACATGGTGGACAAGTACCTTGCCGCCGAATTGGCTGTGCTCGAAGGCAAGGAAACGTGGTTTAACGGTCGCAAGGTCGTTATGGCGGATCTGCCCCAGATCATCGCCGGTCGCAAGGAGTGGGAGCGCCGGGTTAACGCTCAGGCCGCTGTTGCTCAGGGTAGCCCGGGTTACTCCCTGGCTACGTTCCGTTGAACTTCATCGACCGGTGGCTAGCACCGGTTTTCCCGGGCGCAGTGCTGCGCAGACTGGCGGCAAAAAGCGCGATTCAGGCGTTTGAGGCGGCCAAGATCACCCGGACCCACAAGGCCGAAAAACAGACCCGCAGTGCTGATCTGTCGTTGCAGATGAGCGCCGAGTCTCTGCGTGCTCAGAGCCGCAAGCTTGACGAAGATCACGACCTTGTAACCGGTATTTTCGACCGGCTGGAAGAGCGTGTGGTGGGTGGTTCTGGAATCTCGGTTGAGCCGCTTCCCCTGAACTATGCCGGTGAGGTGCATAAGGAATTTGCCGATCAGATCCGGGCGCAGTATGCCGAATGGTCGTTGCGCCCGGAGACCTCGGGTGAGCTGACCCGGCCGCAGATGGAACGGCTGGTGTGCCGCACCTGGCTGCGAGACGGCGAAGGCCTGGCGCAGATGCTGATGGGCAAGATTGCGAACTTTGAGCACCTGCATGCGGTGCCGTTTTCGCTGGAGCTGTTGGAGCCGGATTACCTGCCCTACAGCTACACCGACCTTTCTCAGGGGATCACCCAGGGTATTCAGCGCGATTCATGGCGCCGGGTGAAGGGATTCCACCTGCTCAAGGAGCACCCGGGCAGCTCGCTCGGGTACGCCTTGTCAGGCAAGACCAAGTTCGTGCCGGCCGACCGGATGTTGCACATCGCGTACCGCAAGCGAATCGGCCAGAACCGTGGGCAACCGCTGCTGCATGCGGTGCTGATGCGTTTGGCGGACATCAAGGATTACGAGGAAAGCGAGCGGGTTGCCGCCCGAATCAGCGCAGCCCTGGCGATGTTCATCAAAAAGGGTTCGCCTGACGACTACGTGCAGACGCCTTCGGTTGCCGGTAAGGACGGGCAGGCCACGGGCGCCCGAAGCATCCCGATTGCCCCCGGCATGGTGTTTGACGGGCTGTTGCCCGGCGAAGACGTGGGGATGATCGAAAGCAACCGGCCCAGCCAGTTTGTTGAGTCATTCCGCAACGGCCAGTTGCGCGCAGTCGCGGCCGCCACCCGCATGGGCTTTTCGACGGCAACCCGGACCTATAACGGCACCTATTCGGCGCAGCGTCAGGAGCTGGTGGAGTCGCAACTGGGTTACGACCTGCTACAGCGCGAATTCATCGATTACTGGTCACGCAAGGTCTATCGCGCCTTTGTGGAAATGGCCGTGCTCAGTGGCGTGCTGAAGCCGCCCAGGGACGTGGATATGTCCTCGGTTTACAACGCGGTTTATCAGGGGCCGGTCATGCCTTGGATCAACCCGGTGCATGAGGCGAACGCGTGGAAACTCCTTGTGGAAGCTGGGTTTGCCGATGAGTCCGAAGTGGCGCGAGCCCGTGGCCGCAACCCGCAAGAACTCAAGCGCTCCCGCACTGCGGAGATTGATACCAACCGGGCGAAAGGGCTGGTGTTCAGCTCGGATGCCTACCACCAGTATTACGGGAAAGTGACCATCAATGCTGAATCAACCAAGAAAACCAAAGGCGACCCCTAAGCCGCTGACGCTGCCGCGTGCATCGGCGACGGGACAAATCACGGCCCAGAACAAACCAGCCGAAAGCTGGTACTCGATGCGCGCTCTGGCTCGCGGCAGTGTGGAAATTCTGCTGTACGACGAAATCGGCGCGTGGGGCATCACGGCAAAACAGTTCGTTACTGACCTGTTGGCTTGCGGTGACGTGTCACAGATCAATTTGCGCATTCATTCCCCGGGC